CGCTAGTGTACCCGACTACTCAAGCGCACTATACACTAAATATAGAGATATATTGTCGACAAAGCAAGAGGTTAATCAGTTAAAAAGCTGCCTATCTTAAATCGAGTGGCAAGGCGCAAAATCCCCATCATTTTATCTCGCTTCACCGCATACATCGTCATATCGAATTTTGCTGAAATATCCTCTTCCGAATAACCACTCACATAGTAGAGGACTGCAACATCAATCCACTGGCAAACCTTGGCACCTTCTGTTTTATTCACATGGTAAAGCATGTCTTCAATAGCCATGGCCTGATGCACATCAATATTGCATCGTGGCAATGCTCTGCGTCGACGATCAGTAGCCACTCCAGTCACCGAATCCATTAGGCTTGCAAGTATATTTCTGGAGCTTGCAAAATCAGGTTTACTATCAAGCAGAAGATAGGCCCCATATTGCTCAAGCCACTGTTCAATTTTTCGGTCTTCCCAATTAATCGCTACCGTAAAATGTTTTCTTGCTTTTAACATCGCATTCATCCCTATTCCCCTTAAATCTCTTTAATCTCGATACCGTGTACTGACTTCATCAAATGTTTCTTTAAGCGATAAACTGGCAACTTCCGTGTCATTGCGCTTTTCACATCTTCAACGACCAGTTGCCCATTTTCCCGATAAACAAAATCCGCGACATACTTCACTGCTGGCTTTCGTCTTGGCTCACTCTCAAACTTGACTGATTCAGCCAGGACAAACGACTTCTGCAACTCCAGTCCTTTAATTTCCCCGACCCGCTCTAACAGTGACAAATCCCGATAGCGTCTTGCTTCTTTCTGACTATCGAAAGTGATGCCGTTAAGCACCACCTTCTTGTTGTTGTATTTAGTCACTGGCACCTCGCAGGGCCTTAACCACTGAGGCGATAGTTTCGTCCCATGGTGCAGTTGGGTACTCCAGATCTTCGAGCGCCTCATCAATCCGTTTTTGAAGTTCAATATTTTTACCGAGCAACTTCTGTTTATTTTTGGAGTTCTTCCGCAAGCCTGCCTCTAGGCTAATATTGGTTTTTTGCAACTCCTCAACCTGCTTCTTCACCTCGATATAACAAGCCTCTATGTTGTTGAGCTGGGCTTTGAGGTCGTCGATGATGGCTTGTTGGTGCCTAATCCCCTACTTGCATAAGGATCAATCAACATGTATTCCGTTTGGGCGTAATGGTCACCACAGCGAGTAATGCCTTTAGGGATAGGATTGCTTTGCTCAAACAAATCTTGTAATTCACTCATGATCAATCACCTTCGTATTTGGAGACACGTGATTCCGAATATCACTACACGTATCAATGCGGTCATGGTCGGCTAGAGCGGCGCGGAGGAATTCGAGCTGAATGGCATCTTCCGCAAGCTCTGGATGAACCGGAAACCAGCCGTGATCCGGCAACCACATTTGGAGGTAGTTAAAAAAATGTTTGTAGTAATCAACTTTGTTTTCAAATTGCTGACCAAAACAAAAAAATAATGTCGTACCTTCCGGCGCTCCATCCACAATCTGCTTACACTTTTCCAAACCCAATTTTTCGATTAAGTTCATGCTGCTGCTCCTTGCGCCATATCTTTGATAAATTCTTCTGCTTGCAGTGTGAGAGAGAACCCTTTCGGATGTGCTCCATCACATTTGACCAATCCCCAAAACTCCAACCGGTTCATGTATCGCTGAACACTGCGAATTGAGATACCCATTTTCGGCTCAATGGAGTCGTGAATTTGCTGGATCGAAACGCGGCCTCTGGTGGTTGCTAAGGTGCGCATAATCATTAAGTTGATGTATGTACGGTCTGCCTCTTTTCTCACGCTGCACCCCCGAATAAATCTTCCTGCTCACCCTGGCGCACATCGCCACCCCACTGCATAGCCATAGCATCGGCAATTCCCTGGAATGTTTTTGATCTAATGTTGGATCGCTCCTTTCCAGGCGAACAGAAGTGAATGCGCTCACGCTCCTTTCTTGGTAGTCGCATCATTTCCTCCTTCACACCCATTGTTGGATTGAGCAATGACAGACCCTTAAGCCATAGGCATGTAGTTTTTTGCTCCATAT